ATGGTATATCATCTATATCACAGTATGTACTACTACCCAGTTCCATTATTGTGGTCGGTAACATCAAATTAGCCTTATAGTCGTTACCATTAAATTTCACATCACCATTTGGTATGTATGGTGTATAATATATATTACCTTCTGCCCAAGTAATTAATCCGTGTTTTATTAACTTACTAAAATTATTATATTCTGTTTCATTGTAGATACAAGGTGCAACACCATTAGTATTACAATTAGGTGCACATGTGTAAATATTACAACCTGATGATGGGTAGGATGGATTACCATTATCTTCAGGTACGGGTTGAGTAATGGACCCAAATCCATCTTGTCCCTCATCTTCTGAAGGTACATAGTTACTTGAATCAACACAATCTAATGATGCTTTAAAGTATTCTTTCCTTTCCATCATTCTAGTGTTATCACATATGTTTCTATGGTGACCATGACCACCTATATTTGTCCATGTTGAGTTTCCATCAGCGTCTTCTGTTTCAACATACTCAGGTTTTCCGTGTTCACCTTGTATTGTCCTATCTTTTATTTCATATTGTACCCCAAACGAATTGAAAGTATTTTGAAATACTAAGAAGTTATTGAATACTATCTTACATCCCTCAAAATTAGTATTTTTACCTTTAAACTCTAATTCTTGTACCGCTAAGTTAAGGTTAGGTGTCTGTAAATCATTTTCATTTGTACCATACCAATCAGTAACTCTTCTAGACCTAACTTTTGCGATACAATCATTAACAACTATAGTTGGTGGGGTAAAAAAATTAGATGGGATTTTAATTCTCCATTGTTTGAATGTAGGATCCCCCTGAAAATTATTACTGTATTCTACTAAGTCATTTCCTAATAATCCACCAACAAAGACTCCCGCAGGGCCAAATGCTAATGAAGCTATATCGGCTGCATCTAACGGAATTCTTTCCTTACAATCAAAATCACAAAATTTATCTTTTTTAATTTGACCAAATTTTCTTTTTCTCTTCTTTAATTTATAATTACGTTTTACTAATGGGAAATATAATGTTCCACCCACCCAATCATTGTAAAAGTCAAATTTTAACATTCTTAAAAATACTGCCACAGGTTCCATAACACAAGAAACCCAATCTTTTATACCTTTTGTTTGTAGTCCACCACAAGATTTACAATCAAATGGTTCGACATATTGAACGTTACATCCTGAATTGTCACCAAATGGAGTTTTTATTAATGTTAATCTATATTCTTTACCTTCATCCGCACATTTTAATGGTATTAACGGTACTTTAATACAACATTTAGAACAACAAGGTGGGTTATCTGGTGCACCTGCAGATGCAGATGCAGATATAGTTTGATTACTAGGGCAATCGTAATCGTATGAATTAGGGCAACAACTATGGGTATCACCACCACAAATATCTTTACATCTTTTACATAAAAGTCCACTAAATAAACATTTCCATATAATATTAAGTGATAACGAAAAAAACGAACCGCCGCTATCATCACAATCTTCAGAACAGTTACCGCTGTTACACAATTCAAGATTAAGTGGTAAGTTTATACAATAATTTAAATCTATTGTTAACCCCACAGGTAACTTAACCGAACATACTGACGTAACTAAACCGTTAATAATATTCAAAATCCCATTTAAAAAACCTACTACGTGACCAAATAATGTTAATAATAAACATATAATAGTATAAAGTGGGTTAAAGTTAGTATCTAACCTATTGGTTGGGAATTTATTAACACCATCACCGTTTAATATATCTTTTATACCAATGAACCCTCTGGCTTCATCCCCATTCTTACCACCTATTTTCTGCATCCTACCAATATACTGTTTAACGGTATATACTTTTTTCCATCTAAATGGGAAAAACTCTTCTAAGTAGTTATATTGGTTTGTTAAATCATTTGCATATGGAGTGTTATCAGTTATTGTTGATAGTTGTTGATTTAAAGTAAATTCTGTACTATTTTTTAACTCATTAATCCCATATTCCCTAAAGTTAAAATTGTTGTTTGTGTTAGGTACTAAGTATTTAGCCCTTTCTCTTAATTTTTTATCACTAGATGTTGCATCCATAGATACCCTAAAGCGATAATCACCCTCAGTTGCAACACCTTTTATTCCATCAGGTGATGGTATTAAATTACCGAACTCATCAGTAACAACCTTTCTAATATTCATTGGTACTAATACCGACCAGTTACCGTTATCATCGATAGAATTATCTTTAAAGGTAAATTTCTCAATGTTACCGTCTACAGTTCTTCTAATTGCCTCAATTTTACCGGGTCCTGTTATAACCTCATTTAATTTACCCATCTCACGGGCAGGTTTACAATTTTTATTTAATGAATCTTTTTCATCATCAGTAAAAATACTACCCATAAAAATTGCGGTAGGTACTAATTCTAAACTGTCTATTGATATGTCTAATCTATTTATACCTAAACCACTACCAACACTTAAACTATCACACCAATATGGTTCAACTCTAATCGGTAAGTTTTGTGAAAATATTTGTGGTAGACTATCTAAGTTATTTGAAGATTTAAATTTAAATCTATCTTTAAATAGATTATCACTATAACCTTGATCAATTAATTCAAATGGACGGACAGATAAGAATCCGATATCACTAACGTCCATATCATAATGTAAGTAATGATCACCTACAGGTACCCCAAATAATATATAGTCACCCGCAGAATTAGTAGTTGTAGTGTATTTATAATATTTTTCGTAAATTTCTAATGTAGTACTATCATCTAATATCTGTCTTTTCTTAGGAAAAGTACCAACTGGTGTATGATCTAATTTTTGTTGGTTACTTGGTAATACATTGTATCTTATACCATTCCTATTTTTTTGATCAGGAAATGGTTCTGTGTATGGATATATCGCAGACTTTACAGGATCATTTAAATCTCCATCTTCTACAGGTACAAATACCGAAACTCTTACGTTTGGTACACCAAATCCATTATTAATGATTACTCTACCCGCAATTACACCATATTCCGCACAATAACTTTTGTATTCATCTTTTTGTGAAATTTTTAAACTTAATATTTCTAAATGATCATAGTTTTGAGATAAGTCAAGATTGACCTTCAAATAACCATTATCCTCACCAGGTGTTGTCCTAATTCTATATGATTTAGACATAAAAATCCCACTTTTTTTTCTTTTTTATTTTTTGTTTTCAAAAATTTCAATATCGTCAAAATCACTTTTAAGTTTATCTACTTTCTCAACACTTTCTTCTTTTTCTAATTCCTCAACGTAATTAACGTTTTTCTCAAATTGTCTTTGTCTTTTCTTAATTTCTCTATCATGTCTAAATTTACCATAAATATTTAATAAGTTAATGAAAAATCCTTTGAATTTTTTAGTAACTTTAGGTAATGATTTTGGTAAAAAGAATGTCATAAAAATTTGACCCAATAAAACTAAAATTATAAATGGTATCGCAATCGCCACTACAAAAAATGCGATTATTTTAAAAAAGAAGTTACCATTGTAATCTCCTTCTTGAAGGGATTTTGGTATTAGGTTTACTTCTAAATTATCTTCATTTGGTAATTTTCTTTTATTACTTTTTTCTTTACATGTTTTACATTCCATATCTTATTTTTTTATTAAAACTAACTATATTTTTTAAAAAGTAATTATTAAGATGTAGAAATAGTCACTTTTATATCTTTATTTGGGTATTTAATCTCAAACATACCGTTAGGTTGTCCAAATAAAGTATATTTACCCAATAAATCTATCTGTCTAGTAGTATCATCAATATATGGTTGTGCAATCTCATTTAATGAATATTTTCCATTTTCATTTACTTTATTATAAATTCTTAAGTCCGTAACATTTAATACACCACCAACATTATTAATATTTTCAATAAGTTGTGAGACGTATATATTATCACCCATTTCCCACTTATTAATATCAAAATAACTTGTAACACTACTGACAACTCCCGCAATAATATCTCCTTTAGGGATCGATTTCTCCGCAAAAATATCTATTTCAAATCCTAAATTAATTACTCTACCATTTTTAACGGTAACAAAATCATTAATCATTCTATAATCTGCTAAATATTCTGCGATATTTTGTTTTAATGTAGATGTCGCCTCAGTAGTTAATTTAGAGTTTGAGTCTAATGCCAAAATAGATACGTTAATTTTATTTCTTTCTTCCCAAACACCCGTTCTAAATGGAACCCCAAATTTACCAGGCATTAGTGGTATTCTCGATTGATAATCCTTAATAGTTACACATCTGTCTTGTGCGGAAAAGTTATACCTCACCAAATTTCTTACCTCATCAATAGATGGTTCAGATTTACCTCCTAAGGCAGGTATTGGGTTATTAACTGAAATACTATTTCTTATGATTCTGTTTATATCTGATGAATCACCGTTAATTACCACATTTATAGTACCTAAATTATTAATAACATTAACACCGATATTACTATCTTCTCCACCACCAACTCTATATCTTACATAGATAGTGTTATTAGTAGGTGGAATTTGTCCCAATGATAAGTTGTTCACTGTTTGCCCAATTCTATCAATTTGTCCTTTACAACCAACAAAACTATTTAATTCTGAAGTATCTGCGTCACCCGCACCGAATATAATTTTACAGAAACCATTGTCTGTAAATTCATTAATAAATCTACGAGGTGCGTTTAACCATTTACCTACAGATATACCTTCTCTATCAGATATTGTATTATCATCTATTACATAAACTTCCGCCTGTGCCAATGCAGGTACCTCATACCAACTGAAACTAAAATCATTAAATTCTTCTTCGGTTGGTTGGTTTACTAAATTAGTACCTTCTTTTGTAATAATGTTTTCTATTGAAAGTACGTTATCTTCTGGTAATATGATTTCTAAAAACGGTCTATAATCACTTCTACTTAATGTTCTTTTATAAGTTTTAGTAATACCATTTAACATAATTTCTCTTTTAGTAAGTGTATAGTTTTGAATTATTCCACTTCCGTCAATGTTTGGTACTATTAATCTATTAGGGATACCTCCCGTAGTAAATGGAGATGCAAAATCAGAATCTTCCATTAATTCGAATACTTTTCCCGCACCTGTTGCCTGTGAACCTTTTAAAATCTTAGGTGCGTAACTTATATCAAATGTGTCACCTTTAACTGGGATATTAGTTACTGTCCAGTCAACTATCGTTATACTCGGTCTTTTACCAGGTATATTTAATCCAAAAGTTCTTGCCAACTCTAAGAGTGAAGATCTTTCTTGTGCGTAACTAATTTGTGTTTCATTAAACATTCTATCGGTATGGAAAGATAACATATCCCCAACCGCAGCGTTTAATTCCAAAAGCATCATACCTACAGATGCATCATTAAAATCTGAGAATATTTCTGGATAATATTTTTGTATGAACTCTATTAATTGTTGTCTAACATCTGAGAAGTTCCTAGCGTTGTAATCTATTTTTTTAGCCATATTTAAAATGTTAATGTAATTGTATCTGTACTTGTGAATGTCCCCTCAATAACTGTATAGGTTAATTCCACAATAATTAATTCTTCTATTGTATCATTTCTAAATGATATATCGTTAATCAATAAATTAGGTATGAATCTAGTAATAGTTTGATTCAGATTATCCTTAATTTCTTCTTGTGTTATTTCATCATTGGGTTCAAAGATGAATTTTTTAAGATCACTACCAAATTCTGGTAGATATAACCTTTCACCCTTATTAGTTAATAATAAATGCAATAAGTCTGCCCTAATTGCATCCTTATCAGTTTTATTCATTTTAAAATAAGAACCATCGGAACTATCTCTAAAAGGGAAATCAATATTTATATATCTAGTCTTTGCCATTGTCTATATAAATATTGTACTATAAATTTTTTGAAAAGAAATGGTAAAATATTAAAAAATTTTATTTACACTCAACCTTCATATTAAATATTGTTCTATCTAATGGTGAGAAAACTATTATGTTAATGGGGAAATCTTTTTGTTCTTTTGTGATAGTAAATGACGAATTTTTCTTCATTATAGGTCCATAAGATTTATATTTACCACCTAATTGTGTATTATAATCTCCCATGTTTTCATTTTTAGTAATGTCAATATTTATGTTTTTTATTTCATCAGTTACTTTTTTAGCCTCAGTATCACCGTTTTTAAAAATAGAATCGACTTTTAATTTACCACCTAATGAACCAATCATAGCATTAATACTTTCAACTAATCCTTCTTTTTCCTTATAATACATTAGTTCACCAACAAAATTTCTTGGTGTATTAGTTGTAGAACTTAAGTCATCATCTTTGGTAGTATTAATATAGTGAATCATACTTTTTGGTTGTATGTATAACATTTTTTTTCTTTCATCTGCACTTAATGCAACTTGTTTATATTCATTATTCCAAACATCACCCATAAACCCACTGAAGAATTCTTAATCACCGTATTTCACATAAAATGCGTCTGGTACTACTAATGAGTCAAAGGAAATTGTTATAGTATCACCTTCACCTACGGGAAAAGCACTATTCACTGCTGCAGATACGAAATTATTTGCCTTTTCACCTCTACCACCTTTAGTTTCCGAATTATAACTACATTTTAATGGTGGTGGTGGAGTCGCTTTACATTTACAAGTTGGTTCTATCCTTATCGGTTTGTCTTTAGGGCAAACACATTCTCCCTTATCATTTTCAACTAAATCTCCAGTACATTCACATTTTTTCTTTTCTAAATTACATTCCGTACATTCATCACATTTAGGACAACTACAATCATCTAAAACAGGTATTTTACCTGCCGCATCACAATAACACTTATCATTTATTTTGAATGTCCCTTCTTTACATTTACATTCACCATTTTCGTCTTTTTCCATACATTTAGGGCAAGGACATTTACAATTCTCATCAGGTAACTTTTTAAATTCTTTATCACAATAACATTTACCATCAGGACCTTTATTTAAACCTTCTATACATTCACATTCACCATCTTCAACTAGTCTCTCCATACAGTCAGGACATGGTTTTTTTTCTTCTACTCTACATTTACACTCTTCTTTAATTTGACCCGGAGGACATTCACATTGTTTGGTTTCTTCATTATAAGTCATACCATCGGGACACTTACATTTACCATCTATGTCTTTTTGCATACAAGGATCAGAACAAGGTTCTTCACCTTTAAGTGTATAACAAACATTTGCGGTAACTGCAACAATTTGTCCAGGGTTAAGTTTACCTTGACTAATTAGTGTTTTCCAATCTTCATCCACCTTGTCTCTAGTATACATTGTTCCACCCTTAATATATTTTGGGGTAGTGGTAGGGTCTACTCTCAGACCGATTGTTTTACCTTCTTTTTCTAATGTGGTTTTTATTGAATTAAATAGATTGATTGCTCTATTAGCCGCCAATTTTGTATTTGTATCTTGTTTACCAGTATATAACGTCTTTGATAATTTTTTACCACTAAATGGTTTAAATTCAAAGTCTATACAAACCCCACCATAACCAGCGTCAGGTGGTATTGCCCATTTTTTACAATAATCATTTGCCCAAATAGGTTCCACTATACCTCCAAAATAGTTACTCGCAAAACCTTGAAGGGTTATGTCTCTAATATACATAGTACCACTATCCAAACCTTTTTTATATTCAGGATTAGATTCAATAATTTTTCTGAATGCATTTAAGAAATTATTCACCGCCTCAGATCCTGTATTTATATTAACAACAAATCTACCAGTCGCCTTTATTATAAAACATTCTGTTTTATCCGCATTTTGAGTTTGTTCTCCTTTAGAATCTACTTTAGTTTCTTGATTTTGTTCTATTTTATCTACTTCAGGTTTAGTATCCGATGACTTAACAACTTCGGTGTTTTCACCCTCAGGTTCTGCACTAGTACTTACTTCAGTAATCAATGTACCTTTCTCGTACACCATTAAATTTTTTATTCTATCTAATTCTTCAAATAAATTTCTCATAATTTTAACCAATTTTTTTGGCAGTTAAATAAATATATACTATATTTGTTATATAAATACTTAAAAACTATGAAAAAAATACTTTTATCCCTTTTATTTTTAAATAGTATTATATGTTTTTCTCAGAAAAACTTTACTATGGATGAGTTTAATTCTATCACAAATAATGGTGAGAAATGGAAAAAAGATATTAAATTTTTTATGTATGGTAAATACACAAAAGAAGATTCATTAACTGTAATTAAAACTATAAATGAATTTAATTATTTGATTGAAACTATTACTCTTAAATTGGTAAGTAATATAGATTCATCTAACAGTGTTATTTATTTTTTAAGTGACGGTGAATATATTAAATTATATCCTTCAAGTGAAAGTGGTGTTAGGAATTCTATAGGGATAACAAGTAAGTATTTTGTATTTAAAGATATAGTAGAAAGTAGAGTTCATATCGATATTATAGAGTGTACAAAATATCACTGTACTAGTAGTACCATAATACATGAAATGTTTCACCTATTAGGTTTTAGACATATAGATGGTGAAAAGAACAGTATTCTGAAAGGTCATACAGAAGTATTAACCGAAAAAGATAAAGAAATGATTTCTTATTTATATAAACAATAAAAGTCGGATTTCTCCGACTTTTTTTATTTTAAAGTTTTAGTACCTTTAATATGTTTAGGTTCGTATGGGCAATGTAAACAACCATTCCCACAACAACTTCCCCTTAGTTTATGATATTCTTCAGTCATTACCATTCTACCCTGATTATCATAATAGAACTGATTGGGTTGTAGTTTAGGTCCAAATTCCCTTACATATAATTGTTGTACCCAATCCTTAGATGCACCTACATTCATATTTATACTATTTCACACGCTCCTCCTCCGCAAGCAACCTCACCAGAAAGATTAGTATTGTCCTGTAATTCAATAACTTTAGATAAGTCAATATTAGTCAAAGACTTCATCATCTTTTCGTAAGTTTCTAAGTCACAGTCTTCAAAAGGTGCTTGTTGGTATGTTCCACCATTATATGGTAATACTGATAACCCATTATAGAATTTTCTATTTTCCCACATCCATTCACCAGCGTATTCCCATTCATCTTCTTTTAAAGATATTGTTGCAGATACGTTGTGACTGTTTTGTCCTCCTCTATGTCCTGGTTTAATCCATTCCTGAGATACTTTTTTAACTCTTTCCAATAAATCAAAAGATGATTCATATCTTAAGATAGACCCCTCAGGTGATTTTTGTGGGATAGAGATAACTGCAGTATCATGTGGTCTAAATATTTCATCCTCTACTAATTCGGGATGATTTACGGATAAGTATGAATAAATTGCTTCATTCTTCCCTACTCTAATTCTTCTTACATAGTAATCGTTATGCCAAGCATGAATACCAGAAGATGTACCTAAAACTAACGATGATGTTCCTGAAGGTTTAACCGTAGTAGTTCTCGCTGCGTTATTAATACCAATCAATTTTGCAACTCTTTCGTTCTCTTCTTTAACTGCCTTAGCCGCCAACTTCATATCATAACCTAATACTACTCCTGAACCAATACCTGTCATTCCTACACCAATTAATGCATCTTTTTCAGTAGTTCTTTTCCACACATCTCTTAGATAATGAAAGTCTGTGTATCCAGCCTGTAATGTACCAATAAATGCCGCTCCTCTTACTCTTTTTTCAAAGTCTTCTTGTGATTCGATATCTGAAGCATTAACCTCACACAAATTACAGAATTGATATGGCCTCAAACCAATCTCACAACAAGGATTAGTACCCCAATCTTTATCGTTTGATAGATAAATTCCTGGTTCACCTGCCCCTGATAGTTCAATTCTTTTCCATAAATCTAAGAAAAATTCTTTTGTGATTTTATGTCTAAGTAATACTGCCGAATTATTCGATCTACCTCTTTGTGGATTTAATTCCCACCAATTTCCTGATTTACAAGAAATCATTTCATTGTCATCCGCACTAAATAAACTAATTAACGCTGCTCTTCTAATACCACCTGCTAATACCGCATCTGCAATATGACAAACTATATCGTGAACCTCAATAGGTGATAATTTTTCACCATCAGATTTAGCATCTAATACTTTTTTAATATTATGTATACAATCTTTTAATGGTTGTGGTCCAGGTGCTTTACCACCTGATGTTACTAATAACGCACCTTTATGTCTAATATCAGAAAAATCAAAGATAGGTGTAGATGACTTTATACCGAAATAAGATTCAACTAACATCTTAATTGCGTCTGCCCATCCTTCAATAGAATCTCCGATTAAATACCTTCTATTTCTATTAGGGTTTGGTTTTTTAATATCGGGTAAAGACTCAACGTGATGTTTTTGTACTGAGAAACCTACACCTGTTCCACCTAAAAGTAAGAACATTGTTTCTGAAAATGCGTCAACATGATCAATAGGTAGGTATGCACAGTTATAAACTCTATTTGGTGATATTTCTATCGGTTTACCACCAAATTGTAAACTTCTCATTGAAGGTAATATTTTTTTGTCATATACCAATGTATAAACATTCTCAATTTCATCTTTAATGTGAGGATATTTTTTTTGATGCATTTCTTTGTTTCTTGTAACTAACTCTCCCCACGTTTCTCTTCTATTTTCTTTGGGAAGATATTTGGCATATTTCATATATACCGTAATGTCTGATAGAATATTGTTTGATAACTCCATTTTTTATTTTATTTTTTTATTATTTATTAAGGTGTTTGTTCCCATAATGGTTTATTAATAAACCATTTTTTTTATTAATTTACAAATCAGTTATTATTCATTGGTGTACTTCTTTTCTTTTGTATTGTACTAGCAATGAAATCAGAATCTTGCTTTTTCAAACCTTTTCCGTGTTCTAAAAGTGTAACATCATTACATTCACTAGTGTCAATAACCAAAGTACCATTATCAAAAACTATATCCGGGAAAATAACACCATCTCTACCAAATCTAGATTTAAGAACTGCTAATGTAGCCCTTCCTTCTTCTTTTTGTTCCAATGTTTTTGCTACGGATAAAATAAAGTGTCCTATCTGTCCCTTTTTAATAGAACCTCCCATCATATTAGCCTCTACTAAATCTGCACCAATAGAACTACGGTTTCCTTGTACTGCAGTCCATCCAGCGATATCTAGTTCAGATAACATAGTTTCAAATTGTCTCATTACATTTCCTTCACCACTATATTCATCTTTAAACTGTTTAGTAGGTTGTACACAGTCAATGTAATCTAAAAAAACGATATCAGGTTTAATACCAGAAGAAATTAATTTTCTAAGATATTGTTTGATGTGGGTAATTGTTGTACCATCACTAGACATCTTTTTCAAAATTAAATTATTTTCTAAGTTTTGAAATCTTGGTAAGGCTTCTTTTACTTCTTCTCTTCTATCACCTAAATCACTTAGGTTGATACCAGTAAAACAAGAAAAGTGTTTTCTCTGTATAACTTTAACGTTGTCTTCGAAAAATATCTGTACAACGTTTTTTCCAGTCAAATACGCAGTGTTTGCCATTCTAGTCATAATAGTTGTTTTACCAACACCAAATGCGGCTAAAATAACACCCAATTCGCCCTTAGATAATCCTCCACCCATAAGATTATCAATTCCTGTTAAACCTGTTGCAATAGGACTTCTAAAATCTTCCGATAATACATCTTCAATGGCATGAAATATATCAATACCTTCATCCTTTTCAGTACCAACAGATATTGCCTGTTTTA